GCTACGGCGGTAGTTGCACCTATGATTGCGATTGTTGTTGCGGCTGGCATTTAAACCTCTTTCATATACGTAGTTTCAAAGATAGAATAACCCATTTTAGAATAAAGGTTAGAGAGATTTGATATACCTTCTATATCAGCCATACAAATATAGTCAGCACCTTTTGATCTAGCCCAATCTTCGAATGTCTTAAGGAGTCTTATCGAAGATGATGAACCTCTAGAATTTTTACTTACAAACCAAGCTAAGTCAGAAGCTACTACAGTGCTTGACATATACATTTCAGTTACTAGACAAACAATAGCTCCGTTTATTTCTCCGTCTTTATCTGAAACAAACACTTCCATGTTAGTATTATTAATAGCAGATAATAAAAAGTCTTTTGTTTTTTCTGGTGACCACTTATGTGATTTAGGGGCTTCTCTAGAAAATTCCTTAGCTAGTATTAAAACATCTAGTAGATCACTTTCCTTCATAGGTCTTATTGCAGTTGTCATTTAGAACCTTGGGTTTCTTCCTTGAATCATACCCCATCCAATTAGAACGAAGTCTTTACCTTGTTCACTTTCATACCTTAACCGCATAGAACGCCCATGTCCACGGATTTTAGTACGAGAAGTAATCACATCCTCAGGGTAATCATACACGTTTAAGTTATTGCTGTCAACAATTACTGGATACTTTTTACGATAAACTTCCTGAGGTGTTGTAAATGTATCTTTAAAATCCCAAGCACTGGTTACTGTAAGAGAGGATGGACGTACAGCCTCGTAGCCAATAGCCTCGTTCCCTGTAAAGCCTGTCTCAGTTAGACGACAGTACGTGACAATATATGGTGCGTTTTTCTTAAGGACTGCATCGCCTATAAAATCATAACCTGTCTCAGCATACGACACATAGTTAGCAGTACCCCAGTCTAAGAAACCGATGCTCGTGAATCCACCAAAGGTAATTTTATTGTCAGCACCGTTACGACAGATAAGGACAATAGCTGGGTCACCTGTGGTGAAGGTTGAGATTTGTGTAGACACAACATCGTCACCAGCTGAGGTGACAACATCATCTGCACCTGAGTTTGTTGTAACGTCTAGCTCAAGAGCACCAGCACCATAGCCTGAGTAAAACGCAAGCTCAACAACACAGTTAGTGTTTGTGTCTTGATCTGAAATCTTCCAAGGATAGAATGCTTGAAGAGGAATGTCTAGAATTAAAAAATTATTTAGTTTAGCTTCTACTGTCTCTCCGTCATTTGGATATGCCCAATAGATACGACGGTTAATACTATCGTAAGTAGATACAGTTTTTAGTTTAGCCGCTGACTCAATATTATCCCAAAAGCTTTGAATACTTCCAAGTGTCAAGTTTTGTTCTTGACCTTGACCTGACACGGGGTCTGTTTGCAAGGTATGAATACCAAAGCGTGACCACCAGAACGGAGCGCCTTCTGCAGCAATAAATGTCTCTGGGTTCAAAAGACCAACACGAGACACACGGTTAATTGAATAAGCGTCGGCTTTAAAAACACCGTCTACACCGTTAATCTGCCAGACACCATTCTCTGCAAAAACAAACAGAGCATTTTGATAGGCATAAAGTTTTTGAATTTTAACGGCATCGGGTATAACTATTTCACCACCATCTGTTGGAAGAAGCTGTGCTACCTCTTCTGATGTTGGATCGTTTACTTGGTGGCAGATACCTAGGTCATCAATAGTTTCAGCAAGTTTAGAGAACAGGATAGTACCAGCATTCCTAGCACTTTCAAGACCAGCGTAGAACACACGACCAGCAAAAGACTCTACACAACGGAAACGAGTGTTTTCTGGTTCTGTTGATTTAGTAAGTCCAGTTATACCAGAGGCTGTAGCACGATCTTTTGTGAAGAAATCTAAAATATAATGGCCATTACCTGTAAGTGTTGTACCGCCGTAAATTTTATTAAACTCAGCTGCACTATAATTGCCACTTGAATCTTTGCCTGAGTACCACGGATGTGTTAGACGTTTGGTAAGGTCTGTTGGTGAACCGTTACCTGTGTTCCAGCCTGTGTTTTGTGCATCGTACTTACGATCAGAGCTTGGAGAAGCCTCGTCATTGTAGTAAGTGGATGTGTCACCTTGCCATTCAAAATCACGTACTTTAAAATCAACAGGTGTTACAGAAAATGTCCCAGCTGCAAAGTTATACTCAATAGCTATAGTATTAATAGCACTGGAAGATACGACAAGATTGCCTTTAATACTAGCAAATTGACACTTAACTGTTCCAGCACCATTAGATCCCGCATATTCATAAGTTGTTAAATCAATAGAGTTAGTTTGAATTTGGGCAGAGTAAGGCAATGAACCTTTATTGTAGAAATAAAGATTAGCACCCTTTTGAAGAACTAAAAACTCAAGATCAGCATTACCTGCTACGTTGACCCAATCGCCGTTAGTTACAATCTCTGAGTTAGCTAGAGTAAAAGAAGAGTAAGAGTTATTACTTTCGTATGCAACACCTAAGCGTCTACGACGAGAACCATCACGCCGTAAGTCACAGTTAAGTTCATCTACAGAGGCACCCTCAGGAAATGTCATTTCACCAGCTTCGGTGACCAGACCCCTGATAAAGTTATTGACTACCTTCTGATTTAGACTTTGAGCCATTTCGTTCTTTCTCTCTTTGGTCTGCGTAGTCTCTTACTCTTTTTGTCTTAGACACTGGCATACGACGAAGGTAGTGTTCTAAGTCTCTCTGAGCAGCTTGGACTGATGTATAGCGACCAGCTAAATCTTTAGGCACAAGACCCTTTTCATATCTGATCTTAAAGAATTTATAGCCACCTAATTCTTTTTCTATGTAGACTTCTGTAAGTAGCTTATCTGACTTACAGACACAGTATTGGTTGGCTGTGTCGTGGTCATATTCGATCATTAGTTACGTCCGTAGTAGTTTCGTGTATTGTCACGACGACTTTTGTGTTGGTCGTTTTGAATGTAAGACTTTAGACGACGAGCTACTTGTTCTACTTTAGGGTCTGACCCGCCCTTGAATAAAGAGAAACAGACAGACTTAGACTCAGCCAATAGGTAAGGCATAAGTGTGTTGTCAATATCTGGTTCGAAACTATCCGTCTGACTAAACGCTGGGTAAGTAGAACCAAATGCACGGATCTTATCTTGCTGTAACGTGACCTCTACATTACTGTCATAGGAATCCATAATAATGTATTCATCATCAAAGGATGTGTAGTAAGTAGGTGGTTGATCAGAACGTACAAAAATATCTAGGTTACCATCGTATGTTTCAACTAAAGTTCCATTCTCGTCCATATGATCTAGAAAGTAAACAGGATCTACAAACTCAATTAAACGAAAGTCTTTCTTCGAGATAGTCCCTACATTGTACTCTACACGCTCAATATGTTTTGTATCAGATGGATACTTGAAGTGTGTAGGTTTAGTAGAGTCACCCATTGACACAAGAGTCATAAGCTTATTGTGCTCAGGTAAGTCCCGTGCAGCAATGATGTTGTAGTATGTATCCTCAACTACTGAGGCAATCTGTTGTGCTTCAACGGTGTCTGAAATGCTGTTCACATCCTCAGAGTCCATATCAGACAGAATAGATTGTACGATCTGTAGGAGTGTTGTCTTCATCTTACTGAGCCGATCCCATCACAGACATAAAGGCAGAAGCTACATTCAGTGTAAAACCGCCATCACCTTTAACTTTAATCTCTAAGTAGTCGTTAGTATTAAATGTAGTAAAACCAAAGACAGAGATAGATCCCCATGATCCTGAGCTAATAGAACGGATTGTACGAGAGCCACCTAATTCTGTACCATTCTTAAACAAAGAAAACTCAGCATTACGAGTGGTACCACTAGCATTAGCTGATGAAATAGTAAAGATAACCTGTGCATCAATAGTTTCAGCACCAGTATACTTAAGCCGTGCGTTAGGTGAAGATTCACCAACAAAACCATTAGCCTGAGCTACAACAAATGTAGGGTCAAGGATCGTATCAGATGTTGTTACTATATGTTGGTACGCAGGTGTTGTCGCATCAAAAGCAATATAGGAACCAATGTAACGAGTCTTCTCAACCCAATCACCTGAACCTGCTCCATCAGCTACATATACTTGACCTGCACCTGCAGATGAAATATCTTTAGGTTCGTGAAGGTACGGATCTGTTAGTGTTGAGTGATTTACGTTAGCCATTAGTAACCCCTGACAGTGTTAAAGATATTATATAGAAGAAAACATCTTTTGTCAACAAAAAAATGAAGGGTACCCCCGAAGGGATACCCAAAAGTTTTATACCGCTGGATCGGACACGATTGTGATGATACCTTCTGGGCGGTACTTCTTGACACCATAACGAGCAGTTGTGACATACTCGTGACGTTGGTAGTCTTTGTTGTACTCGTAGTCAACCTCAGGCATTTGACGCCATGCACCAACAAACGGGTTGGAGCCAGCATCGGCTGAGAAGAACAAGTTAGCAACACCGTTGTTTACTGAGAAGTCGTTTGCTGTTGAACCATCTTTTTCAAGAAGTGCTGAGTCAGAAACTGTGTTCTTCAAGTAGTTCGATGTGTATACGTCGAAGCCGTAGACGTTAGCTACGAAACGCATACCTGTCGCAATACCTTCACGAACAATACCTTCCCACTGAGGGTTGTTAGATACGTTGACAAGGTTTGTCAAAGTATTCAACTGGTACTCAACGGATGGATCAACGATTGCAACCAAGCTACGGTCAGCAACTTTAGACTTCTTCAATGCGTAACGAGCAAATGCGAAGTCAGCAAGTTCTAGTTTACCGCCGTTACCACCTGAGATACGGTGAGCAACACCATTGGTTGTTTCCGCTGAGTTAGCCGATACGCCAACTTCTGGAGCAGCCATAGTGGTTGACTCAAAGTGTTCCATGATTGCACGAGCTTGCTCAGGTACGAAACGTGCCTCAAGTTGTGCTGAGTAGAACGAGTCTTGCGCAGCCTTCTTGGTGATGTATGAACCTGATTGCAAGTATTTATCAATCGTGAATTGGAACTCAGCTGTATCTAGTGGATCATATGTTACAGCTGAATCTTCGGTGTAGGTGTTTACAACTGTTTCACCGATTGTTGGGATAGTGAATGTGTCACCATCTGGGAAGCCATCCAACATACGAACGACGGACTGTGCCATCATTTCGTCACGAAGGATTTCTTTTAGTTCCGAGGAGTAAACCTCGGCACGAATCAAACGCTGCATATCAGCGTTAGAGGAAATCATACCAGCCATTTGCTAGTCCTTTCTTAAGTGTTTCCGAACTTGTCACCCATTTGCATTCGGTCTTGAATCATTTGTTGTTGGACCTTGGGTGAGTAGTATTGGTTAGGATTTTCTCGACGTAAGTTCTGGTAGTAATTCCAGTTACGTACATTCGAGGCTTGCATGTTTACACCTTCGGTACGGACAGAACCTTGAACCATAGGGTTGAAGGATTTCTGTGGTTGACCAATAAGAGAGAAGAAAGCGGTGGGTGACTCAGCTGCAATATCACGCAAGCGTTCCATTGACATACCTAGTTCCCGTGCCTTCTCTTGGACTTTAGCAGCTGCTTCGGTACCAAAAGATTTCTGTAACTCTTGATCTACTTGTGTCAAGTTCTGTTTAATGACAGAATCTCGTTCACGTTTGACCAGTGTTTTTTCAACAAGGCTTTCCAAGTCGTTCTCACTAAGACTCGCAGTGGTGTTCTGTGTCTCCGTGCTACCATTATTATTGGGCGTTGCAGTTCCTACTGTGGTAGTTCCAGTAGCCTTGTTCTGCAACTGTTCAAGAAGCTGCGCTTGATAGTCTTGCTTCTTCATATCCTCTCGTAGAGTAGCTAGCTGATCTTCTAGATTTTTAATGTAGCCATCTGCTTCGAGTTTACCTTTAGCTAAGACTTCAGGATCTTTCCAGTTCTCTCCCTTTGCCTCTACGAGTTTCTGCAAGTAAGATTCCTGTGGTGCGGTTTCTAGCTGCGTCTGCTCTGTCAACTGCTCGGGCTGTTCGGTTGCAGCCAAGTCAGAAAATACCATAATTTTATTCCTTGTCCAGATTGATGATATCAAGCACTTGGTTTAGTGCTCGGTTATACCCGATGCGATCAGCCTGTTTATAGGCCCACGACGGGCTGTCATAATCAGTTGACGATGGGGTTTCCTTGAGTAATGACTCAAGAATACTTTCGAGGCGAAGGAGACTTTCTCGGTTAGACATAATTAGTTGTCTGACCTTTTCTTTATCCTCTTTCGTCTTACATTGTTTAAACCATTGGGCCTTCATTAAACACCCATTTCTTGTTTCATTGCTAACATCTCTTGGTTCTGCATCTCTGCTTCTTGGACTTCTTGTTGTGTCTCAAGTTGTTCAGCAACTGCAATGTTCTCTGAGAACAAAGTAGGTTCGCCAAGTTCTTCCGCAAGAATACGAGCAAATTCTTTACCCGACATGTGTGCAGCAACGCTAGGGTCTGACAGTTTAATCTGATATAGCTGTGTAAGGCTTTGTACTCGACGCGCACGTTCTGCAAAGTGACGGGCACCTATAGGAACAATCTTACCGTTAGCTGTGATGTCATCCTTAGTTACTGTTTGGAATATGACAGCATTGGTAGAAGAATCAAATACACGTAGAGTATCCGCTACGTTCATTTTACGACGAGATATCTCAAACATAGCATTCAGGACAGGCTCTAAGAACACACGTTCAAAGTGAGCAGTCTTATGTTCAAAGATACGAGAGGCAGCATTCTGGAGTGTCTGTACCTCAAAGGCTGTCTTCTCACCTGCAGTACGGATACCCATAGCCTGACGAGGTGCCCCTGCCATCTCTTCCATCTTGTCTTCTAGTAGACGGATCTGCATGTCAGCGTTTAATGCTGTAGCGTCTGGGGCTAGATAACCTACATCGCCTTCGTCACCCATGTAGATACGTGTAGCTGGGGCAAAGTCAAAGTCTTCTACGTCACCACGGATCTTAAGAATTGGGTATGCAATCTGGTCGAATACGTCAGCTTTAAGGTTTTCCAAATGGTCAATGCGGTACTGCATACCTACAAGATTATCAAGAGGACCCATAGCGTATAGGTTGTCAGGGCGTGGCCTCCAACCTGCGTGGAAGATAGGCGCATGACCTAAG